AGTTTATAAAAAATAAAAAGTAAGTAGGGGGGCTAGTCCCCCCTTCATACATTTAGTTACAACTAAAAATATAAAGTTATATATGAAACAACCTAAAATATTTGGACATGGTCCTTATGTAGGCACTACAGGATATAGTAATCACACCCGTGATTTCTTTAGAGGTATTTCAAATCATTTTCCTTTAAAATTTAGAAATTTTACTGTAGGTAAAAGTTGGGATGGGATGAGTGATGAACCTCATAATAATGAATCCTATCTTACAAATTTAGATAAAAAAATACTTCATACTCAAACTGTTTTTAATAATAAACAAGAATTAGAAGATAAAAGAATGTATTCTTCTTTTGGAGAAGATTTTAATCATAATCTTAATCTAATATTGATGGAAACCAACCATCACTATTTCTACCAGAATTATAAAGGTCCTAAAATTGGTTATAATGTATGGGAATCAACCCTACAACCTAAAGGATTTTTTAATAAATGGTGTGAATTTGATCAATTATGGGTTCCTTCCAAATGGCAAGCTCAATGCACCATAGACCAGGGTGCCGATCCTAATAAAGTAAAAGTAGTCCCTGAAGGTGTGGATGTAGACACATTCTACCCAGAAGATCCACAAACAACATTAGATTATGTAGATGGTAGGTTTAAATTTATTCATTTTGGACGTTGGGATTATAGAAAATCTACTAAAGAAATTATTGAAGCATTTTTAAATGAATTTACCCCATCAGAACCCATAGATTTAATTCTATCTATTGATAATATGTGGGGTAAAGATATGGACGGTTTTGAGACTACAGAAGAACGTTTAGAGCATTATGGATTTACTGATGAGCGTTTAAAAATCAAACATTTCCCTTTACGTGAAGATTATATCACATATTTAAAAAATGGTCACGTATTTTTATCATGTGCTAGGGCTGAAGGATGGAATTTACCATTAATTGAAGCCATGGCTTGTGGTACCCCTTCTATATACTCAGCTTGTTCAGCACAAATGGAATTTGCTAAGGGTAAAGGTTTACCTGTAAAAGTAATAGGTGAAAAATCTACTCAAAATAATTCGTATGGTAGATACGATAAAATGGTAGGGAGTACTAATATTCCTGGTAACTATTACGAACCTGATTATAAAGATTTAGGTCGTGTAATGCGCGATGCTTTTGAAAATTATACAGATCATAAAAAACGTGCTATAGAAGAAGCTAAAATCATCCACCGTGATTTTAATTGGGAAAAAGTAGCAGAAATAGGTAGAGATACTATTCAAGAATTTATGGATAATTATGTAGCCCCTCCGATAAAACCTAATGAAATTTTAATTTCATATTTAGATGGTCCTAAAGTAGAAATAGTAGGAGATGAAGATAAAGAATATTTAGTAGAATTTATTAATAGTGATACTAATGAAATTCTTCATAAAACTACTACGAAAAATAATATGTGGGTTACTTGTAATAAAAAATATTACATCCCATGGATTATTAAAATCAATGGTAGAATTGTAGATACTTTAGATTTAAATAATAAGGAAATTTTAATTACTTTAGAATCGAAATCAATAGGTGATACTTTAGCTTGGGCTCCTTATGTTGTAGAATTTGCCAAAAAACATAATTGTAAAGTTATATTTTCTACTTTCCATAACAAATGGTTCCAGGGATTAAATACTTATAAAGATATTACATTTATCCCACCAGGTACTTCAGTTAAATGTGATGCCGTTTATAGAATTGGATGGTTTAAAGAAAATGGAAAATGGGAAGCTTTTGATAAAAACCCAACCCAAGTTAATTTAATACCTTTGCAACAAACAGCAACTGATATTTTAGGGTTAGAATTCCAAGAATTAAATTATGGGGTTAATTTTAAACCATCTAAACGTCCAATAAAAAATAAATATATTTGTATAGCACCTCGCGCAACTGCTGGATGTAAAGAATGGCCTCATGAATATTGGACTCAATTAGCAAAACATCTAAATGAATTAGGGTATAAAGTAGTAAATATATCTTATGAGGGTTTTCAAAGTGATTTTATTATTGATAAACCTAAATTATCTTGGAAAGACACTTATACCTATTTACACCACGCTGAATTATTTATAGGATTAAGCTCAGGTTTATCATGGTTTAATTGGGCTTCAAATAATCATACAGTAATGATTAGTGCTTTTACTGAAGATAATCACGAATTTACATCCAATGTCACACGTATATCTAGTAAAGCATGTTTTCCTTGTTGGAATAATAAAAACTTTATGTTTGATGCTGGTGATTGGGATTGGTGTCCTATATGGAAAGGAACAGATAAACAACATATTTGTCACAAATCAATTTTACCTACTAAAGTTATTACAGAAATAAAAGATTTATTAAATAATAAAAAATAATATAATATTTATAAACATGAAAAAAGTGTTATTAGAAAAAAAAGAGTTAGATACTATTAAAGAAATTCAACAAACTGAATTAAATTTAGTAAACCAGCTAGGAAATCTTGAATACCAAATCCAAACTTTACAGTTACAAAAAAATGATTTGAATACTGAAATTGTTAAATTACAATCCAAAAGTCAAAAATTTGGTGATGATCTTCAACAAAAATATGGAGATGGAAACATTAACATAGAAACAGGAGAGTTTACAAAAATAGATTAATTTTTGATTCTCTCTTAAATATTTATAACAAAATAATAATTCTAACACAATGGCAGAAACATTAATATCACCCGGTGTATTAGCAAGAGAGAATGACCAGTCATTTATTACGCAGCAACCTGTTCAAGTAGGAGCTGCTATCGTTGGTCCTGCGGTTAAGGGTCCAGTAGAGGTACCTACAGTAGTTACATCTTATAGTGATTATCAAAACAGATTTGGAACTACATTTGATAGTGGTAGTGAAGTATTTTCTTATTTTACTTCAATTGCTGCTTATAATTACTTCAACAATGGTGGTAACACTTTATTAGTTACTAGAGTAGTATCAGGCTCACTTACAGCATGGGATTATGCTGAAGCAGAAGTTGCTGCTTCAAGTAGTGGTACTTCATTTACTTTAGAAGCTATTGATAAAGGTGTTATTTTTAATAATACAAGTTCAGTTACTTCAGGTTCATTAGATTCAGGCTCAGTAGATAACGTAAGATGGCAAGTAGTTGCTCGTAATGAATCATCAGGTACTTTCTCATTAGTAATTAGAAGAGGTGATGATAGAAATGATAATCCAATTGTTTTAGAAACATGGAATAATTTATCATTAGATCCTAACTCGGATAACTTTATTTCTAGAGTAATAGGTGATACTAAATTTAATTATAACTCAACAGAAAATTATTTAGAAATCTCAGGTTCATTCCCTAACGCTTCTAGATATGTAAGAGTAAAATCTGTAAGCAAAGCAACCCCAAATTATTTAAATAATGGTGGTGACCCAAAATCTGAATATACAGGTTCAATCCCTGCACTAGGTTCAGGCTCTTATAATGGTTCATTTAGTAGTGGTGAAGGTAAAAACATCTCATCATATTCTGCTGGTGGTAATTACTATGGTAAAGCAGGTACAAGTTCAGGAGCTACAACAGGTGTAACTCAAGGTTTAATAGGTAGTGATTATGATAATATGCTTGATTTATTATCAAACCAAGATGATTACCAATTTAATGTCTTATTAACACCGGGGCTATTTGATAAAGTTCATGCTTCTCAAACAACAACAGCAATTAACAATACACAAACAAGAGGAGATAATATTTATGTTTTAGATCCTGTAGTATATGGTTCAACTATTGTTAACGCTACAGGTCAAGGTGATGCTAGAAATACCTCATACGCAGCTATGTACTGGCCTTGGTTACAAACATTCGAACCAGATTCAGGTAAAAATGTTTGGGTACCAGCATCAACAATGATGGGGGGAGTTTACGCATTTAACGACAGTGTAAGCGAGCCATGGTTTGCTCCAGCGGGTATCAACAGAGGAGGATTAACTAACGTAATTCGCCCTGAAAGAAAATTATCTCAAGGTAATAGAGATACTTTATATGAAGCAAATATTAACCCAATTGCATCATTCCCTGGAACAGGAACAGTAGTATATGGTCAGAAAACATTACAAAAACAAGCTTCTGCGCTTGATAGAGTAAATGTTAGAAGATTATTAATTGCTCTTAAATCTTATATTGGACAAGTTGCTCAAACATTAGTATTTGAACAAAATACAGCAGCTACAAGAAATAATTTCTTAGCAGCAGTAAACCCATATTTAGAAACAGTTCAACAAAGACAAGGTTTATATGCTTTTAAAGTAGTAATGGATGATAGCAATAATACTCCGGATGTAATTGATAGAAACCAATTAGTAGGTGCTATTTATTTACAACCAACAAAAACAGCTGAATTTATTTACTTAGACTTTAACGTATTACCAACGGGAGCAACTTTCCCATCGTAAAAGTTTAGATAACAAATATTTATAATAGAATAAATTAAACAACAATGGCAGTATTAGATCCTAACGAAATATTTTTCACAGCGTTTGAACCAAAACAAGCAAATAGGTTCATCATGTATATTGACGGATTCCCAGCTTATACAATAAAAGGTGTAGGTGCTGTAACCTTATCACAAGGTACAGTAGCTTTAAACCATATTAATGTTCAACGTTTTGTAAAAGGCAAATCAACTTGGGGACCTATCCAGTTTACATTGTTTGATCCAATTACTCCTTCAGGCGCTCAGGCTGTTATGGAGTGGGTACGTTTACACCACGAATCAGTAACTGGTAGAGATGGTTATTCAGATTTCTACAAGAAAGACTTAACATTTAACGTATTAGGTCCTGTAGGTGATGTAGTCTCAGAATGGATTATCAAAGGTGCTATGATTACAGAAGCTGGTTTTGGCGAATATGGTTGGGATACAGAAAATACTGCTATCAACTTAACAATGACAGTTCAACCAGATTATTGTATCTTGAACTTCTAAAAAAATCAATATTTTTATAAAGAGAGCTTGGCTTCGGTTAAGCTCTTTTTTATATTCATATGTATACACGATAAACGTTATAAA